ATCTTGAACTTCTTTGCGGTCTCCTCGATCTTCTTCACCAGCTGCTCCTGGATCGCGGCGATCTGGGCGAGCTGGACCCGGTCCCAGGCCCGTTCAGACCAATGTTGCAGGAAGCTCGGCTCGTCAGTGTCCCGAATATCAGCAATCATCGCACGCACACCTTTCATCGTAGGGGGATGGTCAAGCCTCCGCTGAAGGCGGGATACATGGGGGCGGGGGCTGGGCGGTACTTCTTCTCGATCAGGTCCTCCAGTTCGTCTTCGTCGGGCAGGGTTGCCAGTCCGAGGTCGCGCATGTGCTTTAGCGCCTGCGACATGGCGTCGGCGAGGTCGTCGTGGGTGCCCTTTGGCATATCGGCGCATTCGTTGATCACCCTGTCGGCCCAATCCTTGAACAGGAAGTCGCCCATGCCGGTCGATTCGGCCGGTGCGTAGATTAGGCCACACTCAAACAGGTTCTGCTGGGCGTACATGCGGGCGACGTGGTCCCCCTCTGGGGTCACCAGGGTCACGCCGAAGTCGGCACGATCGGCGGTCTTGGGGTTGTGGCTGAGCGTATCGCTGATCACACGCCCGCGACGGCGCAGTTCCTGCGCCACCGGGTGGCCGCTAGCCTTGTCCTCGATGAGAACTCTATCGATCTTGAACTTCTTTGCGGTCTCCTCGATCTTCTTCACCAGCTCGTACAGCTCCAGGCGCTCGGCCCAGGCCCACATAAGGATTAGTCGTCGATTCTCCCAGATGTCGCGGCAGACCCCGAGCACCACGCCAGCGGTCGGGTCGTTCTGCTTCTTCTCGGTCTGTGCGGTGTCGAGCGACAAGACCGTGTAGGACATGATGGGAAACTTGGGCCAGGGCACGCCAAACTTTCCGCATTCTGCCTCCGTATAGGGTCGCCACCAGTTGCGTTGGATTATCCCTCCGCCGCGCGGGGAAGGACGCTGCTGATACTGTCCAGCATATGCGAAAGAGCCCTTCTCTCGCTCGATGTTAGCCACTGCCTCTGGGGAGAAGCGCTCAGGCCACGCGAGATCACCGTCTTCAGTACGCGGGTCTTTCCAGCCGAGCGGATTGTAAGGCTCGCGCCCTGCTTCGAACTCCATCGGAACCATAAGGTGGCAGTAAAGCCATCCTTGCTCCAGGATGAATCCTGATATGTCAGATTGATGGACCCTCTGCATGATGATGATGATGGCAGAGTCGTCCAGGTTGTTGAGGCGGTCGGTGATAGTTTCACGGAACCATCGAACTGTGTCAGTTCGCACGACGTCCGACTCAGACTTATGAACGTCGTGAGGATCGTCGATAACCACGCGATCACCACGCTCGCCGGTACCGATGCCTTTAACGGAGGAGGCGAACTTGCTTCCGGTCTTGTCGTTGGTGATCTTGATCTCGCCTTCCTTCTCAAGCTTGAACCTTTCACCCCACAGCTCCTTGAACTTCTCACTCATCACCAGCTTGCGGAACTTGGTATTGTCGCGCTCGGTCAGGCCTGACGAGTACGAGAAGCTGACGTAGCGCATCGAGGGCATGTCCATCGGCCCCCACTCCCAGGCGGGCCAGAACACATTGACCATGAGGGACTTCATCGAGCCTGGAGGCACGTTAATGAGAAGCCTTGTGATCTTGCCGAAGGTGACCGCTTCCAGGTGTTCGCAGATCGCGTAGAGCAACCAGCCTTCAACGAGTTTGGTCTCGGGCTCCAGCACGCTCCAGAAGTAGCGCACGAACTCAATCAGTCCGCCGGCCTTCGCTTGCAGTTTGCGATTGGCGCGCTTGCTGATCTCGGCCTTGAGCGACTTCAGCGTCTCAAGCGCCTGCGCCTCGGTGATCGGGAAGTCACCGATGCGCGAGTTCAGTGCTGCGACGGCGGTGTCGGTCAAGTCGGCACGCTCCCGAGGTCGCCGGGTGCCGGATGGTCAGGCGGATAGTCGATATGCTCCGGGACATCTTCACGCGGTCTGCCGTCGCTGTGCCTCGTCACACAGACATTGGCCCACATCGCGACGGTGCGCAGCGAGCGCAGCACGTAGGTCTTGTCGGGGCCGTCGGGCAGCTTGCGTTCCAGCACCTCGGCATAGTCGGCGGCGGCGGAGCGCACGATCCGCATGTCCTCTTTCTGGTCCTCGGTCGGATTGAGGAACCCGAATGTGCTCTCGTGCAGATAGCTCACTTCTTTCCCTCCCGGTTGCGAATCACCTCAAGTAGCTTCATGCGCGCCCAAGCCGATGTCGAGAGACCGGACATTGCCGCCTCGCGCTCGAAGGCGCGGCGTTGCTCGTCGGTGACGCGGATCATCATGGCCGACGAGCGCATGGCGCGCACCGGGCCGGGGCGGACGGGACGTTGGCGTATTGTCCCCATGATTCGATCCTGCGCCTTGTTGTACTCGTTTGCAATACATGGTAGCGCTGCGGGCATGGCTTTCACATACGAACAGGAGATGGCCCGGCTCAAGGACGAGCTGGCGGCCAAGCGGGCAGAGGCGCAGGCCGCCTACACCGAGCTGCAGAGTTGTCGGCGCGATGCTGCGCTGGTGATCCATGCGCTCGACCGCTCGTGTCAGCTGATCGAGGCGTACTTGGCGTGGTTACCGGAGGGGCAGGTGATGAGCCCTGGGCTGGAGACTGCGCATGCGGCCTGGGCGCAGGCGATGCAGGCGATCCGGCGCTAATGGAGTGCAAAGTGAGTGACGAGGATCACAGCGAGGACATCGAGGACCTGGGGGCGGAGCTGAAGCGGCGCGACATGGCCTACAAGTTCATGGCGCAGAACTTGGCGCAACACGTTGAGAAGATGACCAAGATGGGGGATGCGCTCAACACCGGGACGATCCTGATCGATGCGCTGATGGCCGAGCTTCGGCTGGCCGGCAAGGAGCCCAGCGTCAAGCTGCAGGTGGCGCACGACAAGTGGAACGAGGCGATGAAGAGGCTCTTCGGCCACGACCGATGATTATTAACGTCAGGGCGGCTGGCTTACTTCCCGCACGAGCCCCCCTTCCATCCACAGGAATATCTCGGTATAGACTCGGCCACCCAACACAATACACGCCAAGTGTATGCTAGACGACACAAGCCGCACTGCCTCCCCTCGCCGTACGCCTTCGGTTGACGGGAGCAGCAGCCGCCGCCGGGAGTCCCAGTCCGTACCCGGCGGCGGCATTCTTATGTTAGAGGGGTGGGATGAAGGTCGACCCGCATCTTGAGCATTACCGTATTCGCGTTGGCGAGCTGGCGAGCCCGCCCGGCGCGAGCTTTGGTGCATTCCATCACGTCCCCGGCCCCTGTGGCGACAAGCTCACGATTATCGTAGCCGACGGCGTCGAGACCGGCTGGGAACACGTCAGTGTCTCCAAGAAGCGTCACTGCCCAAACTGGATCGAGATGTGCTGGGTCAAGGACCGGTTCTGGGACGAGGAGGATACCGTAATCCAGTTCCACCCGCCCAAGTCGCGCCACGTCAACAACTTCAGCACTTGTCTGCACCTGTGGCGGCCGGTCGGCGTGGCACTGCCGGCGCCACCGGATATTCTCGTGGGCTACAAGGAGCTGGGCGAGCTGGCATGAGTGTAGGAACCGTTGCGATCTGCGAGGAGTGCTGGCGCGAGCAGATGGGCACGATCGAGCCTGTGCGCTTTGTCACGCCCGAGACCGAGACCTGCTACGCCTGCCACGCTTCCACGTTGTCTGGCATCTACGTGCGCCGGCATCTGAACTTGCCGCAACCTTCCTCCGACCAACCGATGAAAGGACCCCCTGATGAGTGAGCGCCACCTTGCCCAGCATCTGATGCATGCCGCTGGTTTCCTGCGTGGGATGGCGGCCCGGCTGGAGACCCTGAGCGGCCGGGCGTTGCAGGCATCGACCCCGGAGTTCAAGAAGGCGGCGAACGACTGTCGCATTGCTGCCGACCGGCTGCAGACGGCCTTGCATGCCGAGGGGTATGACCGCGTATATTGAGCGCCGACGCAGGCGCGGCGGCAGCGCGCGAGGTGGTTCTACCTTTCATACCGCCAACAAGGCCGGGCTCGGTGCTCTTCGTAACAGAAACACCGCGAAGCCCGGCAAGCCGCCAACCTTGCGCTTGGCGCCCGCTTGCATTACATAGCTAGACATGACCGACATGCTGCGCATGGAGTGGCGCGACCGCGCGCTCAAGGCCGAGGCCGAGGTCGCGCGGCTGCGCCGCTTACCCCGCATCGACAAGCATGACCACGATCTTGTAGTGCGGGATCGTCAGAGGGCGTGGGAATTGCTTGACGAGGCCGCCGCCTTCCTCGACGGGCTGGCGGCGTGCATGGATGATCCCAACTGGCGCGACAAGGACGCCGCCGCCGTCTGCCGCGCGATGGCGGCAAAGCTGAGAGGCGAGACGTGAGCGAGAGCCCCTACGATCCCGTGCTTGATCCGATTGCCCGCAGGTGTGCGCGCGTCGTGCGAGGCTGTGCGACTGACGAGCAATATACCGAGTTGATGGAGCGCATCATTGCGGCGTTACGGCCCATGGCCGAGGCCGCCGCCTTCCTCGACCGGATGGCGGATAGCATCAACCGGATGCGTGACCTGTCTAATCCTGATGCTGCCATGCGCGAAGCCGCCGCCGACTGCCGCGCGGAGGCGGCCTCTTTGCGTAAGGGTGGCGGATCACCAGTAGCCGTGCAGGCCCAGGAGCCAGCGCGCGAAGAGCGTGAGGCAGAGCAGGATCACGGCGGCTCCGATCGTTAGCTCGATCGCGCGTTCCAGGCACCCCGGTGGATCGCGGTAGTAGTCCAAGGGAGCATCACATGAGCCCGCTGGAGCAGCTGA